ATACTAATCAACTATTTGAAACACCCGAGAAAGAAGAGGCAGATTACTTTTATAAAATTGATGCTAAGTATACCGCAAAGCAAATAAGTGCGTTTGCGAATAAACTCAAATCTGAATTAAATCTCGATAAATGGAGAAGTACGATTGGACTATAGTAAACCAACTGCACAGATGTTAGGCAGATATCAACCTTGGCATGATGGTCATACTGCTTTATTCAAGTCTGCCCACCATATGGTGGGTCAAGTATGCATTATGGTACGAACAAGTGAATCTAATAAAAATAATCCATATCCATACACGACAGTTCACGATAGAATATGTAATGTTCTAACTACATTAGGATATGACAAAGACGATTACAATGTTATTGCGGTACCTAACATCACAGATATCAGTTACGGCAGAGATGTTGGTTATACATTTACCGAGCATGACCTAGGTGATGAGATTCATGCCATTAGCGCTACTAATATCCGAGAAAAACATGCCCAAATCCTTGGTACAGATTTTCTGGTATAGTTGTACATATTTTGCTTGACATTTCCTCCAATTTAATGTATGATGGTACATATGAACAATAATCTAGAACAAGTTATATTGCGTAACATGCTTACTGATGATAAGTATATGCGTAAGGTTTTACCTTTTATTCGACCAGACTATTTTGAGGGTGTTTATAAGCAACTCTTTAAAGAAGCGGGTAAGTTCATTCAAAAATATAATAAACTTCCAAATGAAGAAGCATTTAGAATTGAATTAGATAAGTCCAATTCATTTACTGAAACACAGTATTCACATGCAATAGAAATTTTACCTAATATTTTTTCACCTGAAAAATCAGACGAGAGATGGTTACTAGACTCGACTGAAAAGTGGTGTCAGGACCGAGCAATTCATAATGCTATCATGGAATCAATCAATATTATTGATGGTAAACATGATACGTTGTCGAAGGGTTCGTTACCTGATTTGTTACAAAAAGCGTTGGCGGTATCATTTGATCCAAACATCGGACATGACTGGAGTGAAAATGTTGATGACCGTTATGAATATTATCATGCACAAGAAGAGAGAATTAAGTTTGACCTAGAGTACTTTAACTTAATTACGAAAGGCGGATTGCCTCGTAAAACTCTTAATATTTGTTTAGCAGGTACCGGTGTAGGTAAATCTTTGTTTATGTGCCACATGGCCGCCAACGTTCTCTCTCAAGGTCGTAACGTTCTGTATATTACTATGGAAATGGCAGAAGAAAAGATTGCAGAAAGAATCGATGCTAACCTTCTGAACATTCCTATTGACCAACTTCAAAGTTTATCGAAAGAAGAATTATCTAGTAGAGTTGGTAAAGTAGCATCAAAGTCGAATGGTAAAATTATCATTAAAGAATATCCTACTGGTGCGGCCAATGTTGGTCACTTTAGGGCTTTGTTAAATGAACTCAAGTTGAAGAAGAACTTTATGCCAGAGATGATTTTTATCGATTACCTAAACATATGTGCATCCGCAAGAATGCGTGGTATCGGTGGTTCAATTAATACATATTCCTATATCAAGTCAGTTGCAGAAGAGATTCGTGGTCTTGCTGTAGAGTATGATGTTCCGATTGTATCAGCAACACAAACAACCCGCTCTGGATTTAGTAACTCAGATCCTGGTTTAGAGGATACTTCTGAATCGTTTGGTTTACCAGCAACTGCTGATTTAATGTTTGCACTTATTACTAATGACGAACTTGCATCTAATGGTCAGTTACTTGTTAAACAATTGAAGAATAGATATAACGATCCAAATAAACACAAACGATTTATTATTGGAGTACAACGAGATAAGATGAAACTTATAAATATAGAAGATGCAGAACAAGGTCTTGTTGACGATACACCAGATACACCAGCGTTTGATAAATCAACCTTTGGTTCTAGACAAGAAAAATTAAAAGCGTTGCTAACATAGGAGTTTTATATGGATCCATATGTACATACATGTATAGCATTATCTTTAATGGCAGGTTGTTATTGGTATGGATACAATAAAGGCTCTGAAGAAGGTCATTCGAAGATGGCATCATTTTTTATTAAGGCACTGACAGTTATAAGTTATGGAGTTCACATAGGTGAAGACCGCGATGGTGAACCAGTAATAGAATTACATAAAATACAAAAATGAAAAAACTAAAGTACCCAGAGGTACAAGTTTTTGGTTTCGACCCTAAGATATTTAAATGTGAACAAGTTACAAGAGCAGACGGTACAGTAGAAATACGGTGTCAAAGGAGAGATGATGAAAGTAAAATTAGTAAGTTATTCGCAACCTACTCCGATGGAAAATACGGGTTTAAATGATATACAAGATTTAATAGCGTTTTGTGCCAGAGTATCTAATCCTAGTAATCAACTTAACACGGCAACATCTGAAAAACTTATTAAATATCTAATTAAACATAAGCACTTTTCTCCTCTAGAAATGGTAAGTGTTTGTTTAGAGATTGAGACCACTAGGGATATTGCTAGGCAAATTCTTCGACATAGGTCATTCTCTTTTCAAGAGTTCAGTCAACGATATGCAGATCCAACAAAAGATTTCAATTTTATAACACGAGAAGCAAGACTACAAGACACAAAGAATAGACAAAATTCTATTGAAGTTGATGATATCGTATTACAAAATCAATGGAATCAACAACAACAAAATGTTATTGATAAGGCGAAACTTGCCTACAACTGGGCAATTAAAAATGGCATTGCTAAAGAACAAGCAAGGTCGGTTTTACCCGAAGGTAATACAGTAAGTAGACTGTATATGTCTGGTTCAATTAGGTCATGGATACATTATGTTGAATTAAGGTCTGGTATCGAAACACAAAAAGAACATAGAGAAGTTGCAGGTGAATGTGCCTGTCAATTATATAAAGTGTTTCCACTTATAGAACAGTATATTACGAAATGAGTGAAGTTAAGATACGCAACAAAGAAATTCTATCAACTCTAGATGAGTATGTTGAAGACTTTTTTAATCAGAAATATGATAAACCAGAGTATCGTATATCGGGTCCAAACTGGGATTCACACGCCAATCCAGAATATTGGTGTTCAGAACATGCTTTAAATGAATTACTAAAGGACCCTCTGAAACATCCAGGATATCCAGACGAACATATGGCAGTGCCTATATCGAGAATGGAAAAGATTGACCCAGATATCTGGACACCATTTAGAAAAAGAGCAAGAATTAATTTCACATTACAGATTGGTGCGACACATGCAGCCTTAACTAACTATTACCCACCTGGTGGATTTGTTGGTTGGCATACTAATTGGAATGCGGCCGCTCATCAAATGATTTTTACTTGGTCTAAGACTGGAGAAGGATACTTTAAATATTACGATAACAAAACAAAAGAAATTGTAACCATTCCTGACGTACCAGGTTGGCAATGTAGATATTATTATTTTGGCAAAATAGAAGAAGTAAATCATTGGTGTTGGCATTCAGCATACACTTATTGTGATAGAATAACATTAGCATATAAATTTCAGAATACCAGTATATATCACCGTGATAATGTAATTGCGGAAAGTATACGTGATGACCTTATAGAGGAATTAGAGCATGTCTAAGTCATTGATATCATTTAGAAAAGAAAACGCTTGACTTTAAGAGTAAATTAACGTATAATACTTGTATAGACTGAATGATCTTATAGAGGAATTAAAGAATGTTTAAATACTACAAAAGTGGTTTAATTTGGGGCATACTGTTTGTTATAGTACTAACGGTGGTTGTATCACTATACTCCGTGACGTTTTCTAATAGTGTAGTTGTAGAATCAGGTGAGGTAGAAGATGTGCCTACCGTATCAGTATCAACCTATGGCATAGACGATTATATCACTCAGTATATTACTGAACCTGGAATTGACGAACCTACTTTAGGTGCAATTCTTCCACAACTTGCACCATCTTTGCCTGAAATTCCTTTTGGATTAAATGAGATAGAATGTCTTGCACTTAACATCTATCACGAAGCCCGAGGTGATAACTATGCGGGTAAAATGGCAGTAACAGATGTGGTTTTAAATAGAGTTAATGACGCACGATATCCAAATTCAATTTGTGGAGTTGTTTATCAATCTAAACTAAATCAGTACGGTTCGCCAGTAATAAATGGATGCCAGTTTAGTTGGTACTGTGACGGTCAAAGTGATGTTCCAACACAATCAACTGCATATCAAGAAGCAGAAAATATTGCTGTACAAGTATTAAGAACTGGTCACATGAGAGGAATAACAGAAGGTTCCACGCACTATCATGCTTTCTATGTAAATCCATATTGGGCAAATTCAAACGGAATGAGTGCTATAGGTAGAATTGGTGACCATATGTTTTATCGACAACACTAATGATACTATCGCACAGACACCGATTAATATTTTTTAAACGATATAAGGCCGCTGGTTCATCATTTGAACTTGCACTTGCTGATTTCTGTGGAGATGATGATATCATAACTACGTTATTTGAAGGAGAAGAAGATGTCCCAAGCCCGGAACTTCGGGCTAGTACCGATGCAACGTATAAAAAGTTTGGTGTAAAACGAAGGGCTCAGAATTATAGACTTACTGACTGGCCAAATATAAAAGGTATTAAAAAGGAATTAAAAGAACCACCTGCTAAACAATTAGATAGAATGTCTTCGATGGATTGGGGTGAGGAAGAAATATTCTGGAGACACCAACAGTCAAAGGCAATCAAGTCTATGATGCAAGATGATATATACAATGATTATTTGAAATTTGCAATTGT